TCATATTGTTAGTACTACCCTTGTTACTACTGCTTCATATACAGCTTCAGTAGATGATCACTATATTGGAGTAAATTATTCTGGAACTTGTACTATCACTCTTCCTAGCGGAATAAGTAATGGTGAGCAATTAGTTATAAAAGATGAGTCTGGTTCAGCAAGTATAAATCCAATTGTAGTATCCGGTACAGTTGATAATGATGCTGGAGGATTTACACTTCAAATAAACAACGGATCAATTTCACTCATTTATAGAAACGGATGGAGAATCGTATGAGTTATCTTTTTGTCAATAACCAAGAAATTAAAAATGATTCTGGTAATCCTATTCCAATCACCGGTACTGTAACTAATACCGGAGGTGATATTGCAGTTTCAAACTTCCCAGTAACTCAAACAGTAGATGGTACGGTTGCATTAGATGCTTCATCTTTAGCTGCATTAGAAAACACTACTGTTGATATTAATAACTTTCCATCTGTTCAAACAGTTGATGGAACTATGTTCTTAGATAGTACAAATATTACAGCACTACAATCAGTAACAGCCACAATATCTAATTTCCCAGCAACTCAAACAGTTGCAGGTACGGTTACTCTTGACGCTGCTAGTTTAGCGGCTTTAGAAACAGTAAATGCTAATGTTACAGGTTCTGTTTCTTTAGATTCAGGTAGTCTGGTTTCACTAGAAAATGTTACAGTAAATGTTGGTTCTTCTGTTGAAATTAATAATGACACGGGTAATCCTATTCCAGTATCTGGAACAGTTGCTTTAGATTCTGATACAAAAGCTGCACTTGAAAATACCACAGTAAATGTTACATTTCCTTCAACTCAAACAGTGGATGGAACAGTTGCCATTGATGCTACATCTCTTGCCGCTCTTGAAACAATCACTGTAGACACAATTAGCAATCCCATAATTGTAGATACAATAGCAAATCCAATTATAGTAGATGTAATTAATAATCCGGTTCCAGTAACTGGAACTTTTTTCCAAGCAACTCAGCCTATTTCTGGTACGGTTACTGTTCAAGATGGCGGCAACATTTTAACAGTAGATGGTTCTGTTTCCGTAAGTAACTTTCCTACAACTCAAAGTGTATCCTTAGATTCTTCTTCAAGAGATGCTTTAGAAAATATTACTGCAACTGTTACATTTCCTTCATCACAAACAGTGGATGGAACTGTTGCATTAGATGCCACATCTCTTGCAGCATTAGAAACTATCACAGTTGATACTGTTACTAATCCGGTAACTATTCAGGATGGCGGTAATAGTATAACCGTTGATGGTACGGTTGCACTAGATGCCGCTTCTTTAGCGGCTCTTGAAACAGTTACAGTAGATACAATTACTAATCCAGTAACTATTCAAGACGGTGGTGGGACAATTACTGTAGATGGTATTATGACACCATATCTTATTGGTATTGCTCAAGGGCTTGTTTCGGGTACGTCTTCAATTAATAAGTTTGGTTATAGAGAATCAATTCCGAGTTCTTATCAGACTATATGGGATGGCACCGCAGACTACGCTTATGCTGCTGCGGGTACGGTATTAGCTGTAGCTGATGACACAGCATCTGATAATAATGGCACCGTTGAAGTTCAAGGCTTAGATCAAAACTATGCTTTAATAACTGAAACACTAACAATTGGTGGTTCTGCTTCATCTAATCAGTTTCTTAGAGTGTTTAGAGCAAGAATGATTACTGCAAATACGGGATCTACAAATGTAGACGAGATTAGGATTAAGAGAGCAACTACAGATCTTGCAATTATATTAGCTGGCGCTGGACAAACTCTTATGTCTCTATATACAATTCCGGCAGGTAAAACTGGTTATCTTATTCGTTTACAAGGTAATATAGATGCAAACAATGATGCTTTATTTAGACTCATATCAAGACCACTAAACGAATCTTTTAATGTAAAAGGTCAATTCGGAGTATTTGCTTCTGGCTTTACAGTTGAATATCCTATTCCATTAGTATTTACTGAAAAAACTGATTTACAAATTGTTGCAAAATCTCAAAATAATGTTGGTGGTGGTGCAACCTTTGATCTTATTTTAAAGGATAACTAATGTTAAAATTTAAGAGTTTCATATCCGAAGGGGTCAAACTTAAACTTATCCGTAATAAAAATATGGATGTTATGAAGATGTGGAATAAAGGTGATCAGAAATGGGTAGAATTAAGAGGTAAGAGTGGATTTGAAACAAAATATGATCCAAAAGATCCTTTACATAAAGCAATTACAGCATTAGGCAAATCAGCTAATATATCTGATTTTATGAATGGCAGTGAAGTAAGTATTAATCCAAATCACCCTGATGGTAAAAAAGCATTGTCAACAATAAAGAAGTTAATGAAATGATAAGTTTTAAGCAAAGTATAACTGAACAAAAAAATACACACATGACTCATATTGAAGATAGAGTAATCTATGGTGGGGTAAAAGGTACAAGAGAAGCGATCTTTGCTCTTAGAGATTTAAGAGATATGCTTGGTGGAACCAAGAAAGGAAATGTAAGTGTTAAATGGGATGGCGCTCCTGCTGTTTTTGCTGGTATTGATCCGAGTGATAATAAATTTTTCGTTGCCAAAAAAGGCATATTCAACAAAAACCCTAAGGTCTACAAATCTACAGCTGACATTGATGCTGATACTTCTGGTGATCTTGCTGATAAGCTCAAAGACGCACTTAAATATCTGCCTTCACTTGGAATCAAAGGTGTTGTTCAAGGAGATTTTTTATTCAGCAACAACGATTTGTCCAGTCAAACTATAGATGGAAAAAAGTATGTCACTTTTCACCCTAATACAATTATTTATGCGGTCCCAGAAGGAACTGCAGCAGCCAAAGAAATCAGATCGGCAAAAATTGGAATCGTCTGGCATACTACATACACTGGCTCGTCTTTTGAAACGATGAAAGCAAGTTATGGTGTAGATACATCTAAGTTTAAAAAATCAAAATCTGTCTGGTCTCAAGATGCAATGTTAAGAGATATGACTAAAGTAACAATGTCAAAAAAGGATACGGAGGAAGTAAATGAACGTCTTTCGGAGATTGGGAAACTCTTTAACCAAATATCTAGTAGCACCCTTAAAGAAATTGAATCCAACGACGAGCTTTCGCAGACAATCGAAACCTATAATAACTCCTTTGTCAGGAAAGGCGAAATTATTAAAGACACTCGAAGACATGCCGACGGGCTCATCAAGTGGATCAAAGACAAGTACGAAAAAGAAATCCTCAAACGCAAGTCAGAACGCGGTAAAGATGCGCAAGTTAAAAAGAGAGAGGAAATCTTAAAATTTTTCTCGGCATCTAATAAACAAAACTTAATAAAGGTCTTTGAATTACAAAAACTAATTGTTTTAGTAAAATTAAAACTTATAAATATACTTAATAATATTAAAAAGATCGACACATTTGTACAGACTACAAAGGGATTTAAGACGACAGGTCACGAAGGTTATGTAGCAATTGATAGACTTGGTGGTGATGCGGTAAAGATTGTTGATAGAATGGAATTTTCATACAACAACTTTTCGCCAAATATTTTAAAGGGATGGGATAAACCAGGAAGAAACTGATGTTAAAATTTAAAGATTTAATTACTGTAGATTACGCTCCCGGTGAGCCTGATGAAATCAAATATAGAAGACATAGAAAAAGAAGAACTGGATTAGACGGTGGTGTAGACGAGTCTCCAGATGAAGCTTTGTCTATGGCCCAAAGATTAAAGAAAGCTCGTGATTTTAAAAGAAATCGTGCCAAGATTGCTCTTGGTAAAAAAAGAGCTGCTCGACGTGTAGCGAGTAAAGAGGTTCTTCAAAAAAGAGCAAGAAGAGCTGCTCGTAATAAAATCTTACTAAAAATAACAAAAGATATTCCACGTGGAGAATTAACTATAGCACGTAAGGCTGAAATTGAGAAAAGACTTGATAAGCCTGAAATGAAAACACGTATTGATCGTTTGGCTAAGAAAATGTTTCCATTGATTCGTAAAGCAGAAATGCAAAGAAAAAGAGGCGGATCTTCTGAATGATTAATTCATTTTCTCAGTTTTTAGTAGAAGAAGAAAAGGTTGCTTATTTTGCCTTCGGTAGAATGAATCCGCCTACTATTGGTCATGGAAAACTTATGGATAAATTATCTTCCACTGCCGGACGTAATCCTTATTTTCTTTATCTATCACAATCTAATGATAAAAAAGACAATCCTTTAGAATATACTAGTAAGGTTAAGTATATTCGTAAAATGTTTCCAAAACATGCTAGACAAGTTCTTGTTAACAAGAAAGTGAAAACACCGTTTGACGCTTTAAGTGATTTATATGATCGTGGTTATAGAAAAGTTGTTATGGTTGCTGGTTCAGACCGATTAGATGAATATAAAGTAAGACTGAATAATTATAATGGTAAAAAAGGGAAGCACGGCTTTTATAATTTCCCAGATGGAATTCAAATAGTATCAGCAGGACAAAGAGACCCTGATGCCAAAGGTGCTGAAGGCGCTTCTGGAACTAAGCAAAGAGGCTATGCTTCAGATAATAACTTCACTTCGTTTTCTCAAGGCTTACCTGATAAAATGTCTAATACTGACGCCAAGAAACTTTTTAATGATATTAGAAAAGGCATGGGATTAAAAGAGGAAACAGAATTTAGAAATTCTATTCAGCTGGAACCTATTTCTGACATAAGAGAAAAATATATAAATGGTAAACTTTTTAACGAAGGCGATATGGTTGAGGTTAAAGAGTCAGGTGAAAAAGGGATTGTAATTTATAAAGGGTCCAATTATCTTATAGTTGAAAAAGAAGACGGCTCTGCAATGAGAAAATGGTTAGACTCAGTTAAAATGTATCAGGCTAAGAGCAAAGATTCTATGTATAATGATAGACCAGATTGGGGAACTGATGCTTCTAATAAAAAAGCCAGATCTATGACTCCAGGTCAGACTTCTGAAAAGACTACACAGCCACAAGACTCAGATATTAAAGATAGACCAGGTACTCAACCAAAAGGTTATTATGCTGGTATTAAAACAAAAGCCACTAAACTTGCAAGAGCAAGACATTTTGCTAAGCACGGTAAAAAAGCAGACGATGATAGAAGTGCTTATAAAAAGGCACCCGGTGATGCTACAGCAAAAACAAAACCGAGTAAACACACTTTAAAGTTTAAACAAATGTATGGCGAAGATGCAATTAAAATTGCACAAGCTAAGATTGATAGAGAAAAAGAAACTGATAAACTTAAGCATGATAGAATGTTAGATCGCGCTAGATTAGCAAGAGCAAGAGCAAAGAATAGGGCAACAGAATGATTAAATTTAAAGCTTATATAAATGAAGACGCAACAGCAGGTCTTAAAAAGAAGGCAGACAAATCTGGTATGCCTCTTGGTATATTAAGACAGGTTTACAATCGTGGTGTTGCTGCTTGGAAAACTGGACATCGACCTGGTACTACACCAGAGCAGTGGGGTTTTGCAAGAGTTAATTCGTTCGTAACTAAATCATCAGGAACATGGGGCAAGGCAGACAAGGATCTGGCTGCAAAAGTAAGAGGGTCAAAATGAAAACTATAGAAGAAAAGTTAGCAGCAAATCAATTAGATCGTCTGGCTAAACATTGGTCTGGTATGAAAGGTAAGAGAATCCAACCTACGGATGCTATTAAACTTTCTACTATGGTAGCAAAATTTGGTAAAGATGAGTTAGAGCAACTAGCTGCTAAAGATATACCTTTCCTTTCTATGGCTGCTATAAACAATCTTATGATTAAACATGATTATAGTGCGGCTAAAATAAAAAGTCTTATGAAAGAAGATACCGAGCTTCTTTATGATCTTTATATGTTTGAAGATGTCGATGCGGGAGAGT